GTTTTCTTATTACCTGATACACCCTGATCAATATACCTACCATAATCAGCCATATAAAACTTTGTAGCAAAGCCATCTTTTGTAGCTGTCACTTCAAATCTTATTGTATTTGCTAAATCAGTAGAGCCCTTTTCATTTGATAAAAAGGTTTGTGCATCTTTTACTACATTAGCACCAAAGCTGTTAAGATATTGTTCAACGTTTTTCATTATATCATTGCTGCGAATATTTCTACCTGTACATCAGTTGTTCCTCTAGGTTTCACTTGAATAGTTACAATATCCTCTAATGTAGGAAAGTTAGGACTTGTATCATTTTCTGCTATTGCTGCTGTATCAGCTTGACATAATATATGTGATGTTCCTCCTCTAAGTACAACTTGATAGTTTGTATTTTCTGTCACTATAGCTATATCCATCGCTTCTGTTGGACTTAAATTTGTAACTCTAATATATTTACAATTTTCTAAATCTAACGCACCTGCTGCTCCGTGTGGTGTAGAATTAAATACTGCTATTGTAGTTACTTGTGAATGAGCTGCTGTCAAAACTCTTTCAAATACATCTACTATATCTGAAGTTGTTAAAGTGTTTGTTGATCCTCTAACAGAACCATTTATTGTTACACTCTCTGTAATTGTTGTTGTTAAATCTGCCATAATTATTTTTTGTTTTTATCTATTTGTTTTAATTTATTAATTGCCCAGTTTACACCACTAGTTCCACCCCAAGCATCCCACATTAATCCACCACAACCTTCTGAATAAGGTACATCTTTATGTTGTTGATGTCTTTTAAAAGATGCCATTCTTGCAATAGTATCTCTGCTGATATTTTCTCTGTTTGCTAATTGTGAAGATCTTGTCCACCCAACACGAGTACCACAAGTGCTTCCATTTTCTTCTTTCCATTTTCTTGCTCTTTTAGCATTATTTGTAGCACTTTGTGGATAGTCATTATATGTTTCCAAGTTTACACTTATTTCTTCAAGCTTTTCTATTAGATCTTCGTAATTCATAATTTTATTGTTATTTTAAAAAACCCTATTTCAATTTTATATTTTCCTATTTTAAATTTCATTATTCACCTGAACCATCTGAAGTTGCAGGTATATTACAACTGTCAAAGTTATTAGGTACAACAACTCCAACAGGAAAAACCCAGCCTGTTAATTCATTATCAAATCTCTCTGTAAATGGTTCTATTGTAAACTGTCCTTCTGTAAAGTAAATAGGATAATCTAAGTCATCTACATTTTCTGCTGATTGATGTATTGAATGTCTAAGCATAGAAATGATATCTACTGTAATTTGTAAACATTCACTTAATACTTCCTGTTGATTACTTAATCTATGTGCTGATTGAAAATTAGCATCTGTCCAATCTTCCTTTTCACTTACAAGATCACATATAAAGATTTGGAAATTAAACACTAATTGACTTTCACCTGTTTGTACATTTACAGGATTTATGTGCATTAGTGGAAGTTTCTCCATCTTTTGTAAATTAATGTCGTAGATATCACCTGTTGTAACTGTAGATATTTGATGATGTTTATCACCTATATTCTTCAGTGTATTTATGACATTATTATAAGTTTTGTTTTTTATCATATCTTACTTTTTTTGTTAGGTCTAAGTCAGTTTCATAACTTAACCAAGTTAATGCTTCCAATAAGTGTAATTTTGTTATCGTACTCAATTTACTTATATCTTGATTACATAATCTATGCATTACACCAAACCAACCCCACTTAGCAGCAAAATCCTCATCTGCTATTGCTTCAGAATTTCCTGTGTCCGTTCCCTTAAAGACGATGGCAAAATCTTGAATAACTCGTTTACGCCAATCCAAAAAAAAACCAGCGCACTTTGCACTTGTTCTGCTTTCATCTTTTTAAAGGTTTCTGCCCTTATATCTATATTTCCATCATAGGCTTCTATTATATAAATCTTGTTTTTCTTTTCTACAATAGGTCTATATAATATTGCCATTAATTGTGGTAAACTATCTTCAATTCCATTCTTTATAAGTGTTTCAATATCTGCATATTCTCCTAATGTAATATCATCTAGCTTAGGGTGGAAACCATACTCATTACCTTCTACTTCAATAATCCTTTTTAAATTTGTATTTTGTTTTGCTTGTAATTCTCCTATTCTTTTTAATATTACAGATATATCTTGTATTCCTAATTGATTAATTAATTTTTTAGGTATATTAGACAAAGCTGCAATAGTTTCTTCTGCTTCTTTACTTTTTAACTTTGTTTTATGAGTGATAAGTTTTAACCACTTTTCCAATGTAACATCTGACCAACTCTTAATGAGTTTGTATTTCTTTTCCTTACCTTCTTTTATTATTTTTACGTTCATAGTTCTTGTATGTTATATAATAGAAAATTTTGATTTTTAGTTTATTGTACAAAATACCTTCCAAAATTGCCATCTATTTCATAATACATTCTCATAGCCATAGCATCTGAATAGTCAGGTGATCTACCTATTATATCTTTGATTGTATCTTTTGGAATTATCTGTAATTTATTATCCTTATCTGCATCTTTAGTTCTGACTTGCTCTAATTCTTCTATGATATTATTCTTTGCTGTTATATCTTTACAATCTATACCTATCTGTCCTTTATTAATTAGATCAGCCAATTTATAATAACATTGTGTTTTTAAGTTCTGATAATTTTCTTTTTTTAATGGCCTTGCATTATTTACAAATCCTTGACATCTCAGAAAATCTTTAGCACCTCCACCAACTCCATCTTCATCAATTATAATATTTCGTAATGGCACTTGATTTTCCTGTTGTAATTTCCTAACTTCGTCCACAACGTCATTTATAGCCGATTTAAGCAACGTTCTCATCTTTCTAATATGTAACCCTTCCCAATACATTATAATCGTTTTATCGCTTCCAAAACGTGCTACATCACAACTTATGTATTTTTGCCCTTCTATTCCTTTTTGTGAGAATATGTTTAGAATAGCATCATATTCAATCAAACTATCATTAGTTGCGTCATACTCCCAGTTACCATATAGCAATCTTTGTTTACTAAGTTCATCTAGTGTTTCTAATTGTGTCTTGTAATATCTTGAAATGTATTCATTATCATCTACCAAGCTTTGTATAAACTTTCTATATGGTTTCTGCTTCCCTTCTTTAGTAGGTCTGTAGTATTGAGTGTACACCCAATTCTTTGCAGGATTACAAGTCATTAATAGTTTAGGTATTAAGTTGTATTCATCTAACTTATATCTCATACGACTTGCTACAATATTCTTTGCTTTTTCTGTTATCTGATTACACTCATCTATAAAAGCTGCTGTTAATTCTAATGAACCTAAATTATCATAATTAGGATCAGCAGGATAATGAAATAAATCTTTTAAAAGGATTTCTGCTCCATTAGCAAACTTTATAATATTTGAACCACCATTAAAGTTATAATGTAAACCTGACTGTAGTCCATAAGTTTTACATACTTCAAAGAATGTGTTTAGTGTAGTTTTCTTTAAACTATCCAACTTTGATCTTCCCATTAAATATCTTGTATTAGGATATTTCATACAAAGTAATATTAGCCAAGCACAACCCACCCACGATTTACCACCTCCTGCTGCTCCACCAAATAAAACTTCTGTTGTAGAATTATCGAATAGATATTCTATTGCCTGTCCTTGTGTATTTGTAAATTCAAAATTAATGCTCAACTCCTTTTATATTTACACTTACATTAAATGGATTTTCACCACTATTTAGATCTAACTCTTGTCGCTCTACATAACCACGTTTTTTACCTTTTGTTTTTAAATAAAATATTGTAGCTGATGTGCTTCCATCTTTTATCTGTGAATGTAACTGGCTTTCTGCAAAGTCCAATGCAATGTTTTCAATTTCTTTTACAGCCTTAGCAAAATCTTCATCTTCCTTTAGCCATTTATAATAGGTACTTCTTGGAATGTCTGCTGATTTACAGGCAACAGTTACAACTCCTAAGCTACTCTCTAATGCTTTGAGCATACTATCCTTTTTTATGTGTCCACTTTTGTCCATTATTTTTTATGTTTTTCGTCTATAATTTTAGGCACTGCATTATTCCAATTTATTTTATGGTGTATTCTTTTATGTGTTGTACCTATTTGTGCAACTTTAATACAAGAAGGATTATACATAACTGACATAAATGATTTTACATAAGTTCCATATTCCATATATACATCTGTTAATCCACCTTCAACTTGTAATGTCTGTTGTTGATCCATACTAACGTGAGGTATTGTAAAAAACAAATCACCTTTTCCACCTAAGTTTACATATGTAGTAACATCTTCATTTAATCTACCTATAAATTCAAAAGGTCTTTCAGTACTACATAAAAATGTATTCATTGCTTTTCTTTTTAATCTTATTTCCTTTCCTAATTCTCCATCTTTACCACCCATAAAATCACCACCTTGTGCAAATGCTACACTCTTTGCTGGTATCTTTTTGTAAAAATCTATTAAAGCATCAAAGATCTTGTCTAAATTATATGCAATTTTCCACTTATAGTTTTGTTCATTATCAAATCTAAAACCAAACTGTTTATAGTCATCACACATAATAAAGAAATACTCATATCCTTTCTTCTTAGCTAGTTTAGGTATTGTATTAGCTGCATATAAAGTGCTTCTCATATCTCCTGTATTATCACCACTATCCATATTTTTAGCAACTTTCTTTTTATCAAACACTAGCAAATCATCTCCGTACTTTTCTTTGTACTCATCTAATGTAGTATCAAGATTGTCTGCTACAAAAAATACTTTGCCTGTATACCCTAATCGCCTTAACGTGTGTAATGTCCACATTCTCTCAGGTCTGCCGTGAACCATTATAAATACTGCTACCTTATTTTTCATTTTCTTCAAAGTATATGTCCTTAATTGTGTTAGTTAATTGTACAAATCCATTTTTAATAGCATCGTGAAGATCTATTACAACAAGTGCACTTTCTTCCATTAGTTCCTGCACCTCTTTATTAGAATGAGCATAAAAATCTGCTATATTCTGATAATTAAATACAGTATGTCTTTGTGCTGCTTTAATTAAAAAATCTTTTTCTGTGTTTGTTATTTTGGATTTTTTTATTTTCTCTACAAGTTCTTTTGTTTTCTTCTCATTATATAATATAGAAATTTCAGGCTTTTCGTCTTTTACGTCATAAGCAGGTGCTTTTATGTTTCTTGATAATATCTCCTCTTCTGGCTTATCATCTTCATTCTGCCACACATCTAAACCCCAATCAGAAAGTTCTACACTATTCCATTCATTTCCAATTATATCCCAATCCCACTCACCAAATCCTACATTATCTTTTATTATGAATTCCTTTTTTTGTTTATCTGTTAATCCTTTCGCTATTTTTACAGGCACTTCTTTTAAGCCAGCTTCCTTACAAGCCCTATATCTCATATTACCTCCTAAGATTACGTTGTTCTCATCTATTACAATAGGTCTTAGATCTAACATTTCTGGAAACTCTATTATTGAACTCACTAACTTTTTAAACTTTTCATCTTTAATGTGTCTAGGATTTTCTGTATTTACTTGTAATTCATTTATTTTTAATTTCATATTTTATTTAATTTTATTCGTTCATATATTATTTCTTTCCAATTACTACCAAGAACAAACTTAGCTTCTTGTCCTAATAAGCTATCAGCCTGTATATTTTCCCAAAACTTTAAATCATTTTTATATTTAACTTCAGTTGTAACTCCATAACCACCCTGACTATGTGCAGAACTTTCAAAGAAATGTTGTACAATATATGATCTTTCAAAGATTTCTTTTATAGAAGGTAATGTAAATCCAAACAATTCAGTTTTACCATTTAATCTTGTAGGGCTTTCTAATGAATAACACTTTCCTTTTGGTAACCAAGCTGATAAAGGACAGAAATAAATTGATTGATATACTTTTGTATTTTCATCTACATTCATTATTTTTTTAATATCCCACAACACATAATTCCAGGCTTTTGAATTTTTTTTCGGTTCTGCTTTTAAAGTTTTTATGATTTTATCTGCTAATTTATTCACATAAGGTTTCAATATATTATTTACCTTAATAGGAAAAGCTGCTAATGCTTTACCGTTCCAACTTTTATCATTTATATATAATGGAGGGTGGCTATCACTCCACTTAGGTGCCATACCTCCTGTTAGTTTTGCTGGCATACTACTAAAAAAACTACTGATTTCTGGAAATTGTTTCAATACAACTGCATCCATATCTAATACCACTCCTAGATTTTTACAAGCAACTTTTAATCTAACTGCATCAGATATATGTGCAATACTGTGTCCATACTTTAAAGATACAAAAGCCTGTCTTGAATTAAATATAGGATCTGCATCTTTGATAGTTATTCCTTTAGGTACTTGATTATCATTAAACTTTTGATATGTATATAGTTCTACATTATGATTTACTTTTAAATGTGATGTTAATGATATTAGATGAAAAGGTGATATGTTGATTTT